AATCCGCTTTCTGTTTCATCTTCAGCATCTGGGGGGTAAGCTGCGACAGCATCGAGATATTCGCGGAATGCAACATGGTTCGCTTTGAACGTGTCAATAAGCTCGTCGATGGCCGTCTTGATTTCAACATCTGTCCAATCCGCCAAGACGTCTGCTCGACCAAGCATCTGACGCAAGATGATCTCAATGTTGTAGCGAGATTCGTATAAGTTAGCATCTCGCTCTGACTCGAAGAACGTTCCAGTAGCGGTTACGTATCCATCAACCGGTCTAACCATATTTCTTCTCCTTTTCTATTGCCAAAACTCTCCTTTTGCAAGGGGAACATCTCACCTAAAACGAACCTGAAGATCCCTCGGCATCTCAACAGTGCCGTCTACGATGACATGAGTGTCACGGTTGATACCACGGAGGTTGTCCATGGCGTCAGCATGGTAGAGGTTGATGCGGTTTTTGTGCTTTGTATTCTCAACATATGACATAGCTTCATTGAAGCGAACCTCGGGGTAGAAGTCGAGGCGACCATGGAGTTTGCGGAACAGCCGCTCGACATCGGCGATGGTTGGCACCACGACGACGAAGGACTGGCCACTCATGAAGTTGGGGAGGCTGCTCTTCAGCTTGTCCCACACGTCTTCCACGATTATGAGGTTGTCGGTCATCTGCTTACAGCTCCTGTAACTTCTTGAGGGTTGACCAGCGGTGGATGCCACGCTTGTCGGCGATACTGATCTTGACATCACCGGGGATTATACACGGTTCCACTGTCTTCTGATAGACATCTTCGATCATGATTGGAGTTTCGAGATGCTTCTTCATGATACGCAGTGCGTGCTTAGCGACTTGGGGTTTTGCAATGCCGATCAGAGCATCGTGGACATTGAGCTTGATCCGCATCCGGCTGTTATCCCATCCATCATCCTCGACGGACTGATACCAGACACGACGGAGCAGATCACCGATTGTGGATTGTGGAACGAACGCGACGATTGACTCTAGGGTGTCCTCGCCTTGGAGCCGCTGCATGAGCTTCAGCCTGCGACCCATTGGTGTCCAAAGCTCACGCTCCTTGCGGGCTCGTCGTTCGAGGTGCTGCCACCATAGGCGGATTTCGGGCGTGGTGTTGTGGTAGAAGATATAACTCTTCTTCGCCTCATATAGACCGAGGCCAGCGGTTTCAGCAAGCTTCGGCCACATCATCCTGTAGTTCAGCCCATGCCGACAGCGTTTAGCTTTATAGCGCAGCGTCGGGACAGAGAGTCCAGTATCCGGATCAGTCTCCCAATCCTCTGTCGGCACATCGTCATACACGACCTTATACATATCAGAGGCTAGAGCGCGGTGGGCATCGTAGGTTCCAGTGAGACGTGCTCGCTCGAAGTCCTCCTTCCACTTCTGGATATTAGCCACATACGCGACGACACGCGCTTCTGCTTGTGAGCCATCGATATAAATAACCACCGTACCGGGGTCACTGATGTAGAACTCATGCGACCGCTCGGGCTGGTTCTGTGCATTCGACGCGGTGCCCCACAGGTTGCCAGCAGATGACAGACGACCCGGAGCTTTCGTCGTACCCTGTTGCTTCCACACTGGTCGGAAGCGGTTGTCTCCATCGATGTTCATTTCAGCATAGGTTGAGAAGAACTTAGCCTCTCGCTGGTATTCGTCGTATAGGACCAGTAGCTCGCGGGCCTCGCTGGTCGTGCGTGTATCGATCTTCGCTTTCTCTCGCCAGTTCTTATCAACTGAGCCAGTGGTGTTGAAGCACTTGAGCTTATTGATGAACAGGTCACGCATCTGTGGGTTGCTGTTTAGGTTCGGCTTGTAGTAGGGGAGGTCGAATGTTTGCTGAACACGCGCTTGGAAGCGATCAACGATTGCCTCAACGTCGCGTGCCATACCGGCGGCAACCTTGCCCTTAACGGACTGGTCAACAAGCATCCCATCGACAGTCGATCGAACGAGGTGGGGATCGAGGCGCATGACATGGTTGACGAAGAAGTCATAGAGCTTCTGCTCTTTTAGTTCTTTGGTGATCCGTCGGGCACACTCCCATGTGATCGCTGCATCGGTGGCGTTGTATCGCCAGAACGAGTCGATGTCACCACCCTCTTTGTAGATGTCAATGTCGTCTTTATAAAAAGGATGTGTTGTGTACTGTGAGGTGAGGAACGCCAGCGAATGTGGCAGGAGGGGATAGAGAGTATGGTGGCCAAGGAGAGTGTCAAAGCCATTCCGAACCCTAATGAGGTCTTTGTAGCCTTCCCAATGCGCATCGAAGTTCCCGTTCTGTGTGATCATATCGCGATGGTCGAACAGGTCTTGCAGTGCATACAGGAGCTGTAACTCTTCATCGAGGCTGAAGTGGTTCTCGTATCGGTCGCGGAGGTTGATGCACATGGACTCATGGCCACTGTTGGCCAGACCATGACAGGCCGTTTGTCCGCTGATGACTTCGATGTCATACGATACAGGCGATCGGCCGTGCTTCATCATCCGTATCCATTCCATGGCATCACGGAAGGACGGATTGATATGCTTGATTATCTCATACGGTTGGAAGTCCCCCTCCGTAAGCGTGGCGAGGCGTCGACAATCCAACTGGAAGACGATCTCCCATGTGGGTTCTCGAATGACATAGGCGGGATTGAAGGCGCAGATAACATCGACTGTGCGCGTCTCATCAACAGCATACGTGTAGTGGCTACCGCGATACTTCGTAATGCCATCAAATCCGAAGAGGGCACCAATACCGGCATTTCCCATACAGAGGATATAGCGAAGATTGGGTAACTGTCTAAGCTCCCACTGGATAAGTTGTTTCCACCTAAGCCACTCATCAGTTGCCACAGAATATCGTGTGTTTGTTGCGATACTAATTTGTCGCTTGCATACATTAGTGCAATAAACCGATGGCCGCAGGATACCGAAACCTCTAAGCGCGTTCCATAGGAGCCGACCACTCTCACCGACGAACGGAAGTTCGCTGTTAACTTCATTCTGTCCCGGTCCTTCGCCGATGACGGCAATTGTCGCATTGAAATCTCCATCCATTGGGACTTGCACGTTTACAGAGAGATCGCGAGCAAGTGCTTTGAACTGCTGACGAAGCGAGGTGAGGTCGTTTATTACAGGTGCTGTAAGCATCATCGGTCTAGTACCTCGTTGAGTAGTTTGATGCAGCCATCACGGCCCATCTTATCACAGATACGCAGGAACTGACTCGGGTCGTAGCAGATGCGCTCCTGTAGTGGGTACATCGCACGCTCGTAATCGTCATGACGAGTGACCCATGTTTGGCCAGTGAGGTCATAGATAGCCCGCGACACAGCACCGGTTAGGGTGAACTGTGTCGCGGGTACGTTCTCAGCCGCAGTGACGATCCCATCAGTGCGACGAGCTATACCATCGTGAGAGTAGCGAGGATCATGGTAGAGGCAGAAGTCATTTTCCTCCAGCACCTGCTTCGCCTTCTCCAGTACTCTGATTGGGCTGACCATCTTCTGTTACTCCGTGATGTTCTTCACAGGTGGGATTGCGACAGGCTCCGAGGTGATCGACATAGGTCCACCCACAGCCTTCGCACTGGAACAGGACGAGTATACCATCCACAGTGCGGCCCACAGCATCGTTATACTGTGGGTCCGGTCCAAAGAGGTTCTCGGCACATTGCTTGCAAAACTCTGCCATGGTTACAGCTCCTGTAACTACTTCCTGATGGCCGTGGCAAGGGCTCCACTACCAAGCACGACGTTGCAGGACTTGCGGGCACGCGTGACTGCGGTATAGAAGTTCGCACGGTTGAGGACATAGGACTTGTTAAGTATCAACAGGACTTTGTTGAACTCTGACCCTTGGGCCTTGTGAGTAGTGATAGCATAGGCAAGTTCGATAACCTTCCGTGGATCATACTGGAAGATCGCCCGACCCTGCGGATCATACGACTCAAGGTGCGGAGGGATGATTTTATCCTTCCCATCGAAGTTCGCCAAGATGTCACCGGTTTCGAGATCGAAGTCTGATATCCAACCGATCTGACCATTGAATAGGTTGAGCTTATAGTCATTCTTCGTCCAGATGATCTTATCACCCACACGGAAGCGACGCTCTTCAACCTCGTCAGTGTAACGGTCTTTGATATGTATCTCGATCATCGGTCCATCGCCGTTGTGCTTCTGTTGCATGAAACGGTTCACACGTTCTGTACCGTATTTGCCAACGCGCGTAGGGATGATCACTTGGCCGTTGAGGCCCCGGTAGCTATCGTCTGTATACTCATCGAGGATAGCCAGCATGTTAAAGTTCTGACCGGGGTTGAACATATTGAACTGGTCATTGATCTCTGGCACTCGACCACGGATGATCTGTCTGGCGGCGGTTACAATGCCGTCATGAGATCGGAAGTTCTGTGTCAGTTTGAAGCTAGGAAACTTCTCCAAGATGCGTAGGAACGGAGACTTGCCCTCAACAGGAGGTAGCTGATTGCTATCGCCGAAGAACCGTATGACTGCTCGACTGTGCATAGCATCGATGATCGCTCGATAGATATCTTCAGATACCATCGAGGCTTCATCACAGAGGATATTGTCATACGGCATCTTGTTGAAGGCATCATACGCAGGGAGACCGTGTTCGTCGTCATCGTCGGGAACCGACCACCGAAGGGCTCGATGGATGGTACGCGCAGGATAGCTAGTAGCCTCCTGAATGCGCTTGGCGGCACGGCCAGTCGGAGCGACCAGCAACGTATCACCATCAAGGTTCTCGACAACGTACTTCATCAGGGTTGTCTTCCCCGTACCGGCTTCACCTGTGACACCGACAAGCTTTGCTTTCCTGTCGGCGCACAGATCACCAGCTTCCATCTGTTCAGTGGACAGATTCATAGCGAGGACAGTTTCCCAAGCGACGTGCGATTGATAGCAGGGCCGGGCTCCGTACCGAGACCTTTCTCAATCGCATTCATGCAGTCATTGATCATCGCAATTTGATTGGAGATCCGATTAGTCCGCAGGATCAGCTTCCCGATCAGATCGTTCGGATCAGCTTCACTAGGGCCAGCTATACCACCCTCCTTGGCACCACCAATAGGACCACTCAGGACCATGACAATGCCAAGCAGACGACGGTTTGCATCAGCCATCTGCTTCTCGATGCTATCCAAGTCACGGACGGTATTTTGTATCGTTGACATAAGACACTCCTTGTTACAGCACCTATAAGCGGGGGACTGAAACGCCCGATATGCTCAACAGTGCATAGATTATGATGATCACACCAATGACCATAGTCACGACTTTGATCATCTTGTTTAGTGGCTGAGGGACGGGTAGATAGTCCACCACCCACCAGATTAGGCCAATGATGATGCCCACGATTAGCAGTTGAATGAGGATACCGATCATGGCTGTTATACTCCAAAGAGGGGGGCGGCTGTGACACCGCCCCCATGGTTGCTGTTAGTCGTCGAGAGACTCGATCGACTTTATCTCATTGGTCGGCTCGCCGTTATAGGTGCCCTTCTTGATGAACACCTTACCGGTTTTGCCTTCCCATACGGCAGGGTCGATGGTTGACACATTGGTCGGGACACCGATTGCACGCATGTAGTTCTTTACAGCTGTTATGCTGCGACGGTTGCTGGCCGTCGGCTTCTGAAGGCGGCTATAGTTGAGGTTCAAACCATCAGGCGCATTCTCCCTTGCATAATCCGGAGGGAAGTCGTCCGGATGAATTTGCAGCGTCTGATAGTAATACTCGTTGCCCTTGTCAGAGGTACGGAGTTCAGCCTTGAGGACCGTGAAGGGGTAGCCGCCGTTCGGGAGCGGTTCAAAATCTTCATAGTCATCGAGGTTCATATCAAGGGATACGATCGTATCATCATCACGGCCACGCTTAGACGATGCGGCTGATTTGATGTCTTCTTCGTCGAAATCGACTTTGTTTGATACCTTAGCCACTGTAGATCACTCCTTAAAGTTTGCGCTTCTGATTGCTGCATCACGGCTGTTGAGTAGTTGTCGTAATGCAACGGTTCTTTCGGGGTTACGTGGCAGACTATCTACTATCCATTCTGCCAATTCCCGAAACTGCTTCGAGACGTCTGCCAAATGGGGAGGCAGATAGTCATCTTCGAAGAACTGTAAAAGGGGTTCGTCCATTTGTGTTTGACACTCCTTCTAGTTGTTTAGAGGTTGGTGATGATCAGCTACAGCAGCCTGCAAGGACTCGCTTACAGGTGCTGTAACTAACGGGGGAGCGCCAACTTCTTACGCTCACCCTTCTCCCACGCAGCGTGCCAGGTTGTAATGCTGTGTGGTTGATCTGACAGAAGTGCTGGATCGAACTTCAACTCAAAGTCTGGTTTGCCAGAGGTATCGAACATTCGACTACCCATAGGCTTATGACTATACGCAGGGGCGATACAGATGGATCGTTTCCCCTTGTCAGTGATATGCATAAACCAAATCTCGCTCACGTTCAAGCCCATGCCGTTGATCGTCTTGCCCGATTGAGCCATGGTGATATAGATTAACTCCCCCTTGGCGTTGGTCTTCGGCTCATCTTCATGTGCCGTGAACCAGCAGTGGGCACCTACGCGGGCAGTGGCTCGGAGGTTGACATTGACGATATCGATGAGGCGATTGGTTCGGCTGCCGTAGGCTCCGAGGCCGGGTGCATCGAGGGTAGGAGTGAAACGAGACGTAGCACCAACTTCGTTCTCAATAGCGATCC